ATGTTGAAGCGAGAACAAATCCTGTCACTGACAAGAATGTCTCCTCATTTTACTTCTCACACTATAGCAAAAGCCTCAACAAATGCTATCAGGTTGCAAAACTGCGACACAAAACACCAAACAGGTAAAAAAGGTACCTATCTTTAGAATGGAAACCAACCTAGACTCACGTTTTAAACTAGGCCTGTTTGGATACAACAAAAAGATCCATGACAAACACACATTTTTATTTTTAAGAATAAAGGTCCCAACTTCCCAAGAAGGTTCCACTACTGCTAGCTCACACTCTGGAGAGTCCAAAACAACCACAGCCCCAACTGTGATTGCCGATCATACCAGCACTTGCATGCAAAGTTAAACTCTAGCAATATTTCGATTTTCTGATGTGTTTCCATACGATGGTACGCATCAAATGCCAACCACCGAACCTCCTACTTTTTTGTCAAAGCTGACAAAAATTTAGCGGCAAGAGACGGATCAACGTGAATTGACCGCGTCAGCGGATGTTCAACAAGCTCCGGCGAATCAGGCTCAACGACCTTACGCTCAGCAGCAACTTCAGTCCGAAGTTTCACGTCATCATCATCAAGCTTCCACTGCACAGCATTTGAAGCCGCACTTGTAGAAGAACTGTTCTCATGATACTTCAACGCGTCGGATTTTGGCCAACGATCTCTTGAAAGCACATTAACCTTGATGATTCTCTCCTTCGATTCAGTTTCTGACGACCAATTCAACTCAGGAAATCGCCTACGATATTTAATCTCATAATACTGAAGATCATCATACGTAAGGCCATCAATAGTGACAATGGGAGGATTATTCATCCCATTCGTCATTGTCAACTTATAACGGCTTTTCAACTTCCTTGTCAACTCTTTATTGACGTCAGAATTGAGGACTTTCTTTTCCTCATCTTCATCATCTGAATCCATTCCATCTGTCAATGCTAAATCCTGGGAAACATTTTGGTTTCCAACAGGAAAATACATACAGATTGGTGAAGCTGCAAACTCTGGCAACCTTAACACCATATGATGAATCTGATACACATTGAAACTACTAGCACCAGTAAGAGAAGGCTGAATTTGAATTTTTGCCTTATTGCCTGTTTGACCAGTTATCTGAGTTATTCTCACAATACAAACTGTAACAGCACCAGCAGTGGCTGCCGCGTTTGTCGTATTTGTGAGAGTTGTAAACTCAGGACCAAAACCAGTATTAGAGCCTACATCATACAAGGTGACATTCGTAGAAGAATAAACTGCACCATTAACTTGTATGTTGGTACTACTAACTGTATTAGTGGTCTGGTTGCTAATGTTCCAATTATAATAAAAGAGATAAGTGCCGACTGGAAGCAAATAATATGATGTTGCTCCAGTGACGGGATAATAATAGTTTGGATTGTATGCGTATTCGGTGGCTGTAGAAGCATTGGTAAAAGTCCCCTTAATCATGTTAACAACCGGATCAAATGGTGTCGCACTTGCTATAGTAAGCAAAGGACTAACCAACGATCCCGCTTTAGCTTGAAGAACTAAATAACCAATATCTGAGTTTTGTGGTTCACTAAACTCAATATCAAACTCCAAAAACAACTCACCAAGAGAGGTGGTTATTCCTGTAGAGATATTATCACCATTGAGTACGTTAAATACTCCAGCTGCAAAAAACCGAGTTTCCCCAGCATTAGCAGCACTATTGATATTCCCTGAACTTTGTGCTAGGCTTGAAAACGATACTAATTCAGCATCGGTGAACAATTTTGTTCGATTAAAAGCCATAGGACCAGTAGCCTGCCCAGCCCACAATGTGTGCTTTTGGGCAAATTTATGACCATTAAGAACTGAGGGTGTAACCGTTGAGCCCACAGGCAATGCATCCAAGGCATCTGGATCTGGCATAAACCACAAAGTGCCGGCAGTAACACTGCTTACACTTGGAAGAAAATGGAATCGTGCTGATTTAATTATGTATCTCTCAAAATTCTGAAAATCTTGAAACATCATCTGACCAGCAAACAACTCCTTAGCCAGCAACAAAGAGAGAATAACGCCACCATTTATATAAGTACTGCTGCCAACAGCACCATTGCCACCAATTGCACCAACCGAGAAAAGAGCTTTAACTCTTCGTTTTCCCATAGGAGCGGCAACAGTCTTATAATATGGTTTAATTGCATATGTATTTTGCAATTGTGTAGGCATTAACCCAGAAACAATCCCTTCAGAGCCTTTACCAGCATTCTGCTTAGGGTTATGTTTCTTTTCCGGTATTTTTTGCCGATGACTGGCTTTAAAGCCTTTCAGGTCATCAGTATTGGTGTGGCTACCAGCATTGCCACTCAATTTCTCATTGTGAAATTGGTCTGTCTTCCGGACAGCACCAAGCCTCTGGGGTGGTTTTGGATACGATAACTTTTCACCATTACGGCGACCAAGTTTGGACATCGCAAACATTCCTACACCAACTCCCCAAGCCTTTAATTTACCACCAAGTGTTTTCATTTTTGGAATAGCTTTGAAAGCACGATCACTCAAAATTGCATCTGCCTCACCCTTGTTTTTAGGGTGCTTATGGTAGTGCCAATCATGATCACGTGCAGCTTCATCCAACGCATCAACTGGTTTTGCATTCCAGTTTTTGTCCCCAAGTTTGATGGCACCAGTATGACCTGGTCCAACATAATTACCATGAAGACGAAAATGAGGCGTGAAATCACTAAGATCAGCCAAATCATCAGTATTGGTATAAGAGCCTTTCGAACCATTGAGTGTTTGACACTTCAAGGCTTCAGTATCTCTCCTCTGCCAATCTTTCACAAGAGCGAGTGCAGCCCTTACAATTGAGACACACACATCATTGGTGCAAGGAGATGGTTTATCTCGATCACCTGTGTGAATCATGCAAGCGACCCACTGCATTGTTTCAAAAACATCAGGATATTCTTCCAAGAGTTTCATGGGAAACCAACGCATTGTTGATACCATCTTCTCTCGAAGATTCTGCATGTTTAGGTCGTACACATCCACAGGAAGTAAAAGCATACCGTTGGGAACGGTCACTGTAAACAACACTTGATGGAAAGTGCACACCTTTTGCATTGAAATAAATACATCTTTTGAGATGGGGGTTTTGGGGAGCATAAAAGACGATGTGACTGGGTCATACGCAAACAAGAATTGATGCGTAAATGATACAGTACTCATAGCTTTTTAAATTGGCTGCGCGCATTTAAGCCTTCACCCTGCTCCTGCAGCTTCAAGACCATGATAGAGCGCAAATAATTCATCATTGCTCTTATACAGGTTAAAAATTTGCTGCATGGGAATATCATTAATAGTTCCCACCAATTCATTCGCGTGATAGCGAATAAGATAGTTTAGGTAATCTTCTATGGTATTTCTCACTGGGATGTTTGCCCAGGAGTCATTTCGCAGAGCACAAGCTCTTAAAAAATGCCATCGAATATCACCTTCACCACTACCCCACTTCAAAGATGCATAAATACGATCAGAGTCTGGGGAGGGAAGCCAGTAATCACCATGTCGAACAAACGACTGAGACAAAAACTGACACTCCTCCAATTTCCGAGGTTTCCACGCAGCCTCTGACGGAACTTTTGTTTTGATACCAATACCGCCCCATATACGAGCGAGCTCTACAGGATTATACCACTCTGCAGCTTCATCAGAAACTGTAAAAGTGTTGTCATCACCATTAAGTGCTCCCTCGACATTGGCCATAAAGTCGTTATACTCAGCTTGACGCCCTATTTCACGGCATCGAATGATCCATGCGTATGCTAGCAAACGAAACAATATCATAGTGTTATCAACGATGGTATTCGCACACCCACTGGGATTTCCAGTGTGCTTACGAATCAACTCACCATTTTCCAAAACAATCACACTATGTATGATATCATCATAAAGGTTCCAAAAACGCTTTCGGTTTTCATATGTACGATATTTCCTATCAAGAAAATCCCAGCGAATATCACGTTGTCCTTCAAGGAGCATGACACTCAAACTGGCGTCGTAATCAGTTTCATCACATTCAAAAGCTTTTTTGAATCGATCCAAACGACGGTACAATGTGTCCCAACCTAACAAATATTTAGACGCTCCAACAAAACTCCAAGTCTTGTTGTTTGATTCATAAAATCGATAGTTCATTTCGAAACAAAATCGATTGAGTGCTAATGAATGTTCAGTCGGCGCTGCAGTAAAGGTACGAATCTTGCCTTGAGCAAGTTTTTCCACTTCCCGCAGTTCTCTTTTTTGAGAACACGTAAAAATTGGTCTCATCTTGCGATCATCACTCGCCAAATCATCCCAAAAACCATCCAGCATTTCTCGAATTCCAGAGTCAATGAAAGCCCCCTTGTTAGGGAACAGCTTAGAATGAGGAAAACCAGCTGAGGTGGTGCGATCCGCTAATGGTATCACATCATCCCAATCCAGCATCCATGATCCT